CCGTATAACGAGTCTGAGTGATCGTTGTATTGACGAAACTTCGATAGACGCCATGACGGGAAACGATCTTGTTCGGATTCGCACCACCGATGATCATGATTCGATTCATGATACGTTGGAGAAGATCCTGAGAGACCGGAACCGCACCAGCATCAACCACGTTGGATTGATACTCTGGGAAAGTCGTCCGATTGATGCTTTGGAACGTCACGCCTTCAGTGGTCGTATCAACGATCTTCTGAAGACCAGTCATTTCCTTACCATCGGATGGAGGGTTATCTTGCACACCCTTCTTAACAATAACCGCATTATCCGAAACGGTAATCGCCGGGGTTACGGTAATCGTGTTGGTCGAAATATTGATCGCCGTGATCTGCGCAGTCGCTTCTTTCGTGCCACCAATGACATCGAAGAAATCGAGCTGTTGATTAACTCTCATGTACTGAACGTTATCAACAATGACTGTGGTCGATGCAACAACCGCACCATTAACCTGAGTCAACGTTCCAATACCGTTCCCGAAAGTCTGACGATTAAGATCAGACATGCAACGAGCCATCGCATCTTGCATATTCGCATCAACTGAAGTCGCGAAAGCGTACTTGTCACTATCAGAGACCGCTACCGACTTACCTGTGAAGCTGAAAGGCCAGTGCTGAATCTTCGCAGTGATAATCGGTTGAATCGGCTGTGGGCTCTGTGGATCTGCGGTCGCTTCGTCCTCGTTGATCGCGCCTCCAGATTCATTGCCTCGAATGTACGTCATGTGAAAGAAGCCTTCGCCAGCCGGTTTGTCCGCTGCGGTTTCCAGCTCTCCCCACATGTAAGCCTGCAAATTCTGTTGATACAGTTTTGACCCGCCACCGTAGTTTCTTTTCAGAAGCCCGGACAGCGTAGTCGTGTTTGAACCTGACATAATTTTATCCTCCTAGTTCGCGTGCCATTTGACTGATTCGCTCTTGAGGATTCTCCCAACTTTCCTGCCGTGCGGGAACTCCCGTTCGGCTCCCAGAAGGAGGAACAACTGGAATGGTTAAACTAGACCTTTCGGATTTCTTAATATCTTCAAGCAACGGCATCGCTTTTCTGAAAGCTTCATTTAGAAGCTCCTGACTAGCGTACCGAATGTCTTGACCTGGCATAAGCGATTGAAGATTAACGGCACACAATGAAGCCAACACGCTTTGATCTGCTTCTCTTGTGACCCTGCTCTTTTCGCACATGCCATAGAAATTTTGTTCCAATGACTGAAAGTTCTGGTTCAACGCCATTTCCTGACGTTCCGTCTGATTCTGAGTCGTAAAGCTGTTGTAATTCTGTTCGAGCTTATCAAGCCGCCTTAGTTTTTCGGCGATTAGTGGATCATACTCTGAATAAGGATCTTTCTGTTCCGGCCGTGCCTGCCCTGTAAGTACAGCCTGCACTTCTCGGAATTTTTGCTCATCCTGAGACAGAGCATTCCACCAATCGATTGCTTGTCTATTTTGATAAACGTAACCCTGTAGACCTTTATAATCCTGCTCGTTCTTTGCGAGCGTTTCCCTCAGAGACTTTTCATCCGTCCTCCATTTCTGGAAGCGAGGATCTTTCCCCCAGGGGAGCTTCTCATCACTCTCGGCTGGCGGGGCCGAATCTACGCCTGCATTCGCTATCTGTTCGACGGCGGACGGTTCCGTCTGATTTACGTCCTGTGTTTCTTCCATTAAATCTCCCTTTTACGCCGGTAACGAGGCGAATCACGCACGATAACGGATGCGACCCGTGTTGCTTCTTACTGCAAAGGTGGCATCCCCGGAGGCATCGGCATTCCTTCTGGCCCCTGACCTTCCGGAGGTCCCATCTCTTGCGGTGGTGGCATTGACTGCATCATCTTCATTTGAATCTGTTCTTTGTGCCACGCTATATGCGCGTCACATATCATCTTCGTCTCTGGTGACGCGCTCTCAATATAACTCGGCCTCTGCGTCAGTGAAATGTGATGCGGCAAGTGCATCTCGTGAATATCGTTCTCTGATGGAGAAGGCTCTTCTGCTTTGAGCATTCTTCCATTCTCCCATTGGATCTTATCCCACTCAGCTCCCGTTGTCTGATCAAATTCTGTGATACCGAATTGAGAAAGGAATTGCTGGCGAGTAACAGGATCTTGCATATCTCCAAGTATCCCAGCTTTGGCAAATTCCATGAGTTGTGCTTGTCTAGCAGCTTGTGACTTAGGGATACTCGATCCTGCCTCAATAGACACAGTGACCTCATCCTCTATATCGTCCCCGCAAATAGCGTCGATGTCAAGATTTGTAGCATTCTTGTCTATTCTCTTGACATAACGCGTAATGTCAGATCGCGGCTCACGACAAAATCTTTGGAAGTTCTGAATCTTCTTTGTCTGACTTCTTTCAATGAACAATTCCCACTCGTTGATAAGCGGCCCATGCTGACTCTGAGCGTTCTCTAGCAACAGCTGGAGGGCCGAGGCTGCATGAACTCCAGTCGGCGGGACTCCAGACATGACCGCATTAGATCCTGCGATCCTGACCATCGTATCAATGATCATCGCACGTTCATTAAAATATTGCTGAGGCAAAGGAACACCTTGTTGCTTCTGAGGAGCGTTCCCATGAGGTTGAGGAGTCCATCCAATAACGAGTCCGTGCTTCCCGCTGATCACTCCATCCTGAACAGTACCCTTAGGTATGAGCCATTGAGGATTCGCCATCGTTTGAGCGTTCTCAAGAATTGCTCCATTGATTTCATTCAATCGACGTTGAGGCATTGTGAGTTGTTCAATCAATGCTTTCTTCCAAAATCTTCCAATGAACGGTTCATATCCGCCACACGTGTACGGATGCCAATTGTACAGCGATGGACCATCATAGAGAGTAACACTACGAGTCGCAATGACCTGACGTCCTAACGGCTTTGCAGGATTCATTTTGTTCCACGGCATATCGGCCTTAGGCGCTTGATAGAACTCCATGAGGACTGCCACTTTCTGCATGCGTGGCTTCTTGCCCGTATTCGTTGGACTCTGGAATCTCATTTCAAGATCCATCTCAAGCGCTCGACCAAAACTGTCTTCGGGTTTTACTTCGTCTATTCTTCCAGTGAATCCAGGAGATCTTTGACTGAACTGCTCTTTAATCCAATCAACCTTTTGGATGGAATATTCCATTACCCAATCAGCATCGGTGAACTCAGTCACTTGAAAATCAACAGCCATTTGAAAAGGTGAAAGGATCGCAGCCTTCATGTCACCCCAATGCTGTGGCGCTGGATAATCATTCTCCATTTCTTCATTCGAAGTTTTCTTGACTCCAATACTTTCAGGCGCCGCATTATCCATTTGAGGATCTACTGCATTGCCCATTAGAAGCGGCTCACTCGGTGGCATGTGAATCTGACCTCTTGCCGATGAGTCCCAGTAATCTTTTCTGAATACCGTCCCCATCGTGAAGAGGATATAAGCCGCATTCATGTATCGATCATACTCGTGATCAATATCCCATGTAGACTTCTGAACCATCTCGGCAATCTTAGCGCGCCTTACTGATTCATCGTCATTGAAATCGGAAGGATAAACAATCGCCTTGGGTTTATTGCGAGTCAGGAACGAAACCAATGTTCTTACAATCGGCTCTATCTCATTCGTGATGTAGATATGAGGACGTGAAGTTTTACGATTAGTGAGAGGAACATTCCGAAACCTGGTTTGATACTGATCCCACTCCAGCGCTTGCTGGCCGTTTAAAAAATGGATATTCCTCAACCAACCTTCGAAGAGATTTTCCTTGAGATGCTGATCCTCAAGAAACAATTCCTTCAGCTGGCCAGCAAGCATTAACGGATTATCATAAGTCAGTTTCGCCATTTTCGTTTATTGAATCCTCATTCACTCCATCGTAATGCTCAATGCCTCCATCCGGACTGACATAGTAAGACGACGCTGTTGATGGCTCCGGTTTCGCACTGAGCATTCGATCAACGAGTGACCGGAGATAAACAATCTCCTTCTCCATCGTCTCACAAGTCTTGCAGACCACTTAAGCGACCTTACCACGAAGGAAGATATCAAAGCTGTTGTTCGCTGTGCCAGTCACTGTGATCAATTCCTTATTCTCAGTAGGGTCCCATGCAATCAATACTGTGTATGCATTCGGAGCAACGCGGTTAACTACGTCACATCCAGTTACGCGAATAATCTTGGAAGTGGCCGACGGTGTCACGACACCAGTCGTTGTTCCACCATCCCAAACAACTCTCTGCTTCTCGTATGCTTCGCCTCGACCTTGATCGGTAATTGTCTCTAAGACTGTAGGTGTACTTGCCATTTTGATTCTCCTTGTTCTTGTGTTGTTTTAAACTCCGTATGCCCTAAATTGTACTCCTGTTAAAAAACTTAAATCTGTTCCGTTCGGGACTTCTGTCTCAGCGCCACCACCACCCGAACCGCCCGTAAACACATGTGTGTGATCCGCTAACGCTACTCCTGTAAATGATTGCGCGCTTATTGACCCCAAATTCCCACTCAAAAATGGGAATGTCGCTGACGTATCCGATCCATCCACAAAATCTGGATAGATATACGAGATAGTCCCCCTAGGGAAACCTGTCGTACTATGCACATTCCCAACAATCGTTTGCGTCACACCGTTCAGTGTCGATTGTATGATGTTCGTCCCCGCCTCATCCAACTTAAACGAGATGAGATGCACGTTCGTTCCCAACCCAACAGATATATCTAAACCGTTGTCCGGTACGTTATCCAACGTAACGCTCGTAATCGTACGATACGGGAATAGGCTGTTGCCTGTACCTTTCACCGATCTAAAGCTCCCTGCCGCTATGCTCTTGTTCCCCGCCGTAGACGTTAACGTAATTGTAGAAGTTTTACTTAAATTGGAGAAACACTCCAACCCGCTCACCGTAAACGTCATTACACCTTCAAACAAATTGAGAGCTCCACCCGTAGGGTTCCTTATGCTGATAACAATACTACGCGGCACATCCGGGTTAGTTAGCGCCCCGACTGCCCCCGCTCCGGCCGCTACCGTTGTGTACGGGGCCACATACGCCGCGTTCGTTCTTTCCACCCCATCCACGTTAGGATTGTCCAGCCGCGTCGCGCCCATCACATCAAAATACGATTGAGTAAACCATTGCCGCCCTGTCGCTGTGTACAACGCTTGGCTCACACTCCCACTAGGTGTCCCACCACTCGCGTTCCCATTCACTCCAGTCGATACTCCACCAGCAGAGAGAAGAACCTTAACCTTGTCGTTCGCAAGATCGTACTCGAACGAATACCCTTGAGTTTCATCGAAATCGACTTGGTCAAGACGGAATAAACCAATGAGTGGAATGTTGAAAGAAAGGCCGCCTGTCGGGTAGCTTGCGTCAAAACCAAGGCTACCCTTGATCATGAAGTTGTTGCCGAGAGATATTCTATCGGCAGGATCTAAAGTGTAAGTCAGTCCCATTTATGTCCCGTAAGCAATCCAAGTTCCTAGTTCATCTGCGCTGGTCACAATAGTAACGGAACCGGTAGAATTGCTGAGAGGCAATGTCTCGTTCACAACACTTTGAGTTGCTAACGCCATTGTCCCCCTTGGCTGAATCGTGAACAGCTCAACAACTTCGAGGCCAGTCGCAACATCGCCGCCAGTTGAACCGCCTGTGTTTGTGTAGCTTCCGTAAAGAATTCGCTTATTGCCAAAAACTGATTGACTTGTGAGCGGTGCAGTAAATGCCATGAGAATACCCCCTTGAAGTTAAATCTAAAATATAGGCTATCAGAGAGACAACTCTCGGTCAATAATTCTCGTCAATGTCTTTTTCTGGATTCTTCAATGTGTCAATGTAATTCCAAAAACTCTTGTCCTGGGGCCGCAGCTTGTCGCGTGCTTTGTCTTTCTTAATCTCATACGGGACAGGCCGTCCCATCATGCAATAGCGCTGCGCGTCTGCGATGTGATCATCGCCATCGCTATCTAAATCTTCTTTCTTGATTGAGTCATGGACTAGCTCAGGGATGGTTCTAATTGTTTCTTTGCATGTATCGAATATTTTGAGCCAGCTATACTTGTTCCCGGCCGCGTCTTGCCTGATGCGATAATATTCTCGAAGTCTCGCCCATCCGTTTGCTCGATCATTGTCAGCAGGCCAAAACTTTATGACCTCTTGATCTTTGTTGAGGACCTCAAGGCCAACAATGCCCGTACCTTGCGATCTCGCTTTGAGCGCTGGATCAACGAACGCTCGGTCGATATTCTCGCCGATGCTGTACGTCATGATGGCTTCTTTTAATTTCTCGTAGGTCAAGCCAACTTGGTACAATTCACGATACTGATAGGTAATGCCGGCAGGGCTGACGGCAAACCACGTGACTGCGGACGGTGCAGCATAACCATAATCTAGACCTATGTACCTGGCCCATTCTTTCGGTATCTCGAACGGTTTGCAAACTTGTATGTCCGGGTTCCATTCGTTGAAGAACTGCCCTTCGAACACGTCCCAATTACCATCGAGCCACGCCTTTCTTGTCTGATCAGGCAGGCTGTTCAGGTACGCCTCATACGACGGATCGGCCAGCTGCAGCGTCGGGTTATCTTTGAGCCTAGCTGGGATGTAGATGCGATCCCTCTTCGAGATAGGGTCTGTGAACGACGTAAATGGCCCGTGTGAGATGAATCGGTTCTTAACCCATACGTGGCCTGGACCGCCAGGGTTCGTGGTCAGGAAGGCCTGTGGAACGATTTCAGGTACGGTGCTGCGACAACTCGACAGAAGCTTGAGGTATCGATCCTCTCTCGGGATCTGCGTTAGCTCCTCGATGAGGACCTTGTGATACTCGTGGCCTTGATAGTGATCGTAGGCGTTTTCGTCTTTCAGGTGACCTACTCTACCTAATGCGCCTGACGGGAATTTGATAGTTGCTGGCCTTCCAGTGATCTCGGCTTTGAGAGGCGCATAGAACGTTCTAGCTCGATCTATCCAGTCGCTGAGGTCGTCGGCGTTTCTGCGAATAACTAGAAATCTGTATTTTGGGTTATGAACGTTGTAAAGAAGCCAAGCGAGTCCGGCATCTGTTTTTCCGCCGCCTCTTGCGCCGCCGTACAAAACTTCGAACTCGTTACTTTTCAAAGCTTCTGTTTGAGGACCTGGATGAGCGCGCCATGAAACGTCTAGTTCTGCCATATTCTATTTGGGCGGATTCTTCTCTGGGAGAACAACGACACCGAGAGCAGTGCCACCAGGGCCTTGCAGTTCGTTGACGGACTTCTCTGAGTATTGATCGGCTTCTCGCTTGGAAAGATACTTGAGAGACAGCTCACCCTCGGTGTCATTTTGAATACCTTTTGCCAGTTGAAACTTCGCTCTCATAGCGAGAGAACTGCGTAAAACCTCTATTTTATCGGCAAATTCAGGGTTTTGTTCTAACCAATAGTAATACTGGTCTTTGTTGAATCCAGCGAAATGATAGGCCTGGCCTGGTTTAGCATCGCAGCAAAACGCCATTTCTAGTTTTGCCACCATTTCAGGCGTAACCCCTGAAGGCCTTCCAGGCCCGACGAGATCTTCAGGTCTTTTCTTTACGGTCATGATTTAATCCTATCAAAAATGGTCTATTAGTCAATTTTTGGACTATTCTTTTTCTATATCTCTTGTCTGGGAATGGCCCTCTCCACAAGTAATCCATCAAACGTTGCCTAATGGTCCCGTAATTTTTAAACCAAATTCGATCAATTGGATCAATTTTAGTATTTCTTTTTTTCATAATCAATTTTTGTTTCACGTGGAACGATATCAGTATGAGCACATGGCTTTGCAGTAGCCGTAGCTGTAGTGCTGTCTGCAATCGTTAAAGCAATTGGAATCAGTCCTTGCCGTATTCCAGCCTGTCCATAGTGCCATTACTACGATAACTGCCATTAGTTTTGTTTTCATATATTCTCCTTGTTTTACCAGTTTGGGATAAATTGATCTTCTTCTTTGTCTTCACCATGTTCGCGCATAAATTCTTCTCTGATTGATTCTTGCTTTAAACTATTTGATCGGACCATTTCTTTTTCAGATTCGCTCATTGGGGTTTTGCCATAAGGTTCAGGGACAGATTTAAACAAGGCGCCCTCCCATTTGGTTTCTTTCAAAAATGATTCCATTGAATTAACCATTTGTGGATAATTTGAAATTACTTTTGCAAACAGTTTGGGAGTTGCGTCTCGCATGATGGCTAGGCCTTTTAGTTGGGCAATGTTTGTAGATTCCCATCCAACTTTATTTTCGATTATACAGGTCGAGTTCGAATCCCATAGGGGTATGCCTTCGAAACGATCTTTCCAGTTTTCGCAGCAATGACATCTGAAGGCATAAGAGTGCCCGTTATTTTTCGCAGTGATGATCCCTGACTCGTTACAAACATTGCATGGTGTCTTTGGCCGAGATTGAAAAGCTGATCCGCTTTGTATTTGTGATTTGATTGCTATGAATTGTGCGAATGACGGGATCCTCTCTGTTTTTTGTATTGCCGTATCGACCATTGCCTTTAGGGTTGTTAAATCAATGTAAGCGTAAAATCGTCCCCATAGATTGAACCACTCAACTAGTTTCTCGTCTTTTGCGCTGACGCCGTATCCGTTGTGGAGTCTGTGTATTTCGTTATTGAATTCTGTTTCGTTCATACTTCGCCTCCAGTAATTTTCTTTCATTACGCGCTTCTATCTCACGCCTAATTTGTTCTATCCGTGGCAATGCTTCGACCGCATACCGTCTTATTTTTGCTACGATGTTTGTTCCTGGGTAGACGTCCTCACAATTCCTGCAAAGGGTTAAAACTCCAGTTTTAAAATCTTCGTCAGACAAATCATCCAAAAGCTTCTTCCAAATATCGATGGTTGTCTTTTCAGGTTTGAGGCTCGGCATTGTAGCGAGGAGGAGCGCTAACCCTTCCGAGAAAGATTCTTCTGTCATGATAGCCCTTTTTCTTTCATCCACTCTTCCAATCCTTTCATGTTTTCAGGGAGTTTTGGCTTTTCAGGTAATCCGATAGGTTTCTCTATTTTGTTGAACCAATTTAAAACGAATGATCGAGTCATCTGCCTACGATTGTTTTTAGGGAGTGATAGCCAAGCCGACATTTTCCCTTTCTCAGATTCGAAGTCGATATGCTGGTAGGCGACGTTTGTTTTGAGAGATTCCCAAAAATCATGATCTGAGTGCTCGGAGACCTTCGCCGGAGGCGTCGTCGAAGACTCCTTCTTTTCTTCTTTAGGTTTGTCTTTAGATTCATCTTCGTCTTTGTCTGAGTCTTCCTCTGCGTCTGAGGGGCTAACACGGTTAACATCGTTTAACGGAGACTTAACATTTTCTAACTCCCTTCGCATCCTCATGTAATTCTTCATGTATTCTCGTTTTTCTTCTTCGTTCTTAATATCCCTGTAGGCGACATAGTTGACTATGGTCCACCCCCAGTTACGATCTTGGTCTAGTGGAGATAGACGCCTTCCTTCATTTTTCTTTGATCTACTTGCTAGGTCCGGTGCCAACAATCGATCTATGGCCAGATTGAGTTGTCCTACGTCCATGTTGAGAGTTCTGGCGAGGCTCTCCCTGGTCATGTCAACGATCCCCTCCTTGTCTGCGAGAGCGATCAAACATAGCCAAACATACCGTGTGATTAGATCCTCCTCCATTACGGAGGAAGTGAAGAGTTGACGATAAAGTTTTGAGTACATGAACTGGGCATATGCCATCGCGTTAACTTTTTGTAAACATAATAATTTAACAATGATTAACAACCCATATCGTTGATGTCACCAAAATGGT